ACTGTAAGCTGAAGGAATGACAACACTCTTCAGCAAACCAGCGGTTTACATCGAAATTTGCTACACTATACTGGGTAACCACAGGTTCTTTTCTAAGAATTTCTAAAATAGGCCGACGCATGGCCCTGAGAAAGCGTCAGGACATCCCGAGCCAGTCTCTAACTACAGGCGTCAATGAAACAGGACGAAATGTTACAACGGGTACTTGTCTAAAACTTGTAACCCTAATATCGTCTCCAAATGCGTACCAAACCGCATATTGTGTTGCAAGACCCTGCCAAATTAAAGTACTGGCACCGGAAGTTCCTAAATTCACTTCTCTAGTCAAAACAAACTTTCTTGGATAATAATACGGAACTTTAACTTCCGTACCATTAACCTTACCAGGTTCTAGATGGACAATGGGCATCATTGTCGAGTTCAGCAAAGGAAATGCTAAATCCGACCTGCAAATTCCTACAGTCGTAGGAGCATTGACAACTAAAATCTTATATCTTTCAGATGTAGCAACACCTAAAAACAAGTTTGAATACCAGGTAGCCCATGTCCAAGGAGCTTGGGCCCAATTTACGCCAGTTACGGCTAAATTGGGAGGACCAAACATAATTGGAATCTGGACAGATCCAAGAGTAATGTTTGTACCGGAAAACTTTTGCATTAATGCCCTTGCAGACATAATTGTTTCTCCGAAATACAATGCATCACCTGGAATCCTTTTACCGGGTTGAACTAAAGTAACAGTCTTAACGCTGACTCCTCGATCTTCATCTCCTAAAGCTCCTTGTAAAATAACATCAGAAGCTATTTGATAAGCAACAGGGTTGTTGTCGATATCAATATAGGCGAATTGATCACGAGGAACAGCAAAAGATACATTAATGGCTTTTGAAAACACATTAATAGTCGTTGCTGCTAAAGGATCCTGAGCAAGTAGTGGATTCACCACAACCACTCTCAAAAAGCCGTTCGTTGTACCGAGCGGAATAATTGGGAGGAAATTGGTTATAAGTGTACAAGGGAGATATGGAACCTCCCTTGAAAATCCAACAACAAGCTCAAGATCTTCTCCGGCATTAACATCATAAATTAAATTTATTGCTGTATTAGTCGGATCCTCAATAGCAACAGAACCAATAGGAATCCAATAGAACTGCAAAGTTCCACGATGAAGCTTACTAACAGGAATGATAAACTTATAGACCATATCGGCCCTCCAATAAGAAAATGGGAGGCCAAAATATCCAGCAGTAGTCATTCGCATATCAAGAGCATTCGCTACACATTGATTATAAAACGGAGTAACAGGAATATCCAAAAGGACAAATCCTGAAACATGGCTTGGGGACCATGTAACCGTATTAATTAAAGTGTAACGGTTGCAAATAGCTTCAGCAGCTAATTGATCTTCACCATTAAGACCATCTAACCTAGGATCCTCACTAATCTTGTTGGCACTCATAAGGCCAGCAACTTCGCTAGGATCAATCCCATCAACTCTTGCCAAACTGGAAAAATCTTTTGAAATTTTAAACACAGGATTTGATTCCTTACTCTCTCTAGTAAAACCAAAGGCACTCAGCAAAGAGCCTCCGATGGTAGCCACTTGGGAAAAAGTGGAAGTAAAGGGAGCAAGAAACGGAATAGCCTTACCAAGCTCAGAAGCAGCATTTCCAACTTTTGACACAACATCAGAAGCCTTCAATGCCTTCTTATGCTCAGCAGGAGCTAACGACTTCATCGCAGCAGTCGGTTTTAACTTCTTACCCTGAAGATGTGGAACAATAAGCTCCATACCATCAGCCATCAACGAAGCATACCACTGTATATGACCAGAAGTTACACCTCCGACCACAGCAGTAGAAATGGGAACCAAGGTATTAACTTGGATCTGCCACATCGCTCCCGGAATCAAACCAATCGAAGGAAGAGTACAGGCATAATCATAAGGCCAAACCCACTCTAACTGAAGAACAACACTATCAGACGCTGCTCCATCAATCATAACCACATGGTCCACCTGAAGCATATTTTGGAAAATTAAGTCTGGGCTAACAGCCAATGTTACTGGATAACAATTTGGCATAGCACTAACTACATATCTCCCATAACCTGCTCCTGGCATCGTAACAACACCAATAACTTCAATATTTGCTTTCAAATATGAAAAATTGGACATCTTACGTTTAACAGCTGGATTGTTCAAATAAAGATCCCAAGGATCAAATGTATGAATCAAACCAAAGTCAGAACCAGACAGTGGAGTCGTTGCGATTAGGGTTGCTCTTTGAAAGAAATCCCCAATCGGATTTGCCTCAATTTTCTGATAAAATGTTGGATCAACATTAATCGGAGAGATTTGGGCATTCTCGCTAACTATTAAGCCAGTAGCATGGCTGAGGGTATCCTCCCCCTGGGAAATAGGTTCATCATTGGAACCTTTAACTAAATTAATTGTATTACTCATGTTAAATGTATTTCTGCCGATCAATCTGGTCTGATCAGCACGGACCCCCTTACGGGAACTTTGTAGAATTGGTTCACCCTCTACAATGGGTGCAGGAACTGCCGCACGAAGCGACCAAGTCCTAAACCCCTCTTCAGACGACTTAACAAACCAATGTTCATAAGTCTGAATATCTAAATTAGGGTTAATGGATAAGTTATATTTTTCAGCAACTTTCAACGTAAATTGAAACATTTCCTCATAATACTCTTCTCCATGGTAGAAAGCTTCTCTCAAAACCTCAGACATAACCACACACGCGTGGTCAGCTAGGGTTAAGATTGAATCCTTCTTAAACATCAACATTTTAACTATAGATTTCTTGTCTAAAGCTGGAAAATAGATTTGGGATCTATCATTCCAGATAAAAGTTCTTTTTAAGAACTGGACTTGATCTAGAGTTTTCCATGTTAGCGTTCCCGCAGTTTTATCTGCTGCAGTCATCTCAAGACCCACAAGGTCTTTCCAAAGCTTAAGATAATTACTTCCTAACTCAAATCTTGTTGCTTTTAAATTATCATCTCCATAGGTCACTAAAGCCACATTGTTTCGAAAAGAACACAAAGGGTCTGACTTATGAAAAGGACAAGTTAAAATATTGGAATACCAATCTCGGACGACACTCATGTCGCCTTTAAATGGATGTTCAGAATAATAGACAATTCTCTCACCTAATGACATCAAAATACCATTAAGAAGAACTGTCGGATCACATCCTGACGGATTCCAAGTAACATTAAACATATCATTCTTTATATTAAATACAGTGTATCTTAAACAAAGAACAAGTAGTCTAACGCGCTCAGGGTCGACTTCTATACTAGAAGCTATGATATATAATACCATAGAAACAGCATGAAACAACCATGGGCTCCAAGATTTATCTAAGGCTTTCACATCACCATCAGATAACTGAGTTAAAGTTGGATCAATCCCTTTAAAGAATGTAACAATTTTGTTACTTTCTAAAGAAGTCATATTGATCCCAACCATACTCTCGAAGAATAAACAGTTAGCTCTCATAAATTGCTGAATGGGGGCAAAGCTCATCTTCGAAGCTATATTAACCTCAGCCGGAAGACACACAAAAACTCTAGGCATCTTCCCAACCTTAAGTGGTTCATCTTTCAATGTACACGTTCCAACAATTATCGGAATGTTACCATCAGAAAGAATCTTATCAAATTCATCAAATATTCCCTCCATTTCAGGAGCAGAATACGCTTCACGATTCTCATGATCAACTATATAAAACGCATGTTTTGTAAAGCTGAAAGGAGGACCAGCAGATGTCTTTAAATTAACTCCACCTATATTTGAACCAAGAACACCAATTAAGGCTTCTTCTCGACTCAATACTGAGTACCCTGTTCTATCCAATGCTTCTATATCATTCACATAATCGTAAATGGCTAAAGCCATTAGATCAAAAGGGGGAACAACAGTATTCTGCGTCATAAAAGCATTAGTAAATGGGGACGACCAAATGGTCCCTCCATTTATCATACTGCCTCTAAAGTTAGGTAAACAGTAGTAATCTCTACTACCACAAACCTTCTCACAAAGCTCATTAGCCTCATCATACATCATCGATTTCAAAACTTTTGTTTTCATAGTACTTCCTCCAAGGGGTGGAGAAATCGTACCAAAATTTTGAATCGATAACTTAGGATGATGTGACCCAACAGCCCATACCTCTGAACTCGCCGGCGACTTACTAAAAGTAACATTACCGGGAAATCTACACATACTTTGCTTAACTAACACAGGAACATCAACCTTAGTTGAAAGAGACTCTACCAACTTATTGATTTCATTTCTTCCAATAAAAGCTCCTATAGATGTTTGGGCATAACCAAGAATTGTAAACTTCGAGGTTATCGCATAATGCATAGCAGCTATCTTCCAAGATGTATTATGTCTCGCAACATAAAGCATCCCACAATCACCATCAACTGTCATACCATTAGTCAAAAGGCATCTACTGCCATTAAACGAACTAGTATGATTATTAGACGGTTTATAAGCTAAAATATTTTTATGTATCTCAACTTCATCAAACTGTTGAACCATCTCATCTTGAGCAAACATAACATGCTTATGTATACCTCTAGCAAAAGCCAATCCAGGAATAAAAACTACCATTAGTTCTTTATTACTTGGAAGTACTCTACTAGTATTAACATCAAAAGAATACTCAACAGTATGACCATCCTTATAAACAGTCATATTCTTATCATTCAGGAAAATGTGGGACGGAACTAACAAAACAGATGGGGCATAAATCACAGCCCACATTCTATCTTTATCAGTTGAAATCTCAACCATACTCTCAGAAACAACACGATCAACATCCTCTTTCGTAAAAGTAGCAGGACCAAACCCACCAGGAACACCTGGTTTAAATGTCTGATCAGCTCTATGCCAAGATGGAGGAACATAACCTGTTGTAGAATTATGCTCTCTACCTTGAACCACCGTTCTAACAGCTCTCTCAACTAACACATTAATTGCCGTTCTAACCAAAGCTAAAACAGTAACAATTGTTACAAACTGAAACAACTCATTATTCAGGAGATCTAATTCACGAAAGAAAGATTTCGATTCATAAATCCAACCTCCACAATACGCATTAATCAACGAGATATAATCCTGATATGCTTCGAAATAAGTCTTTTCAGACCCACTTCTCGTATACCTATTATAAACACTCACTGCCTCATCAACGCTAGATGGAGGTCGCTCAACACCATTTGAATCTTCGCCTTCCGGTTCAGATCTAAACGAAGCGGAACGATCTCTTCGACATTTAGCAACTATTCCACCTTGCGGGCGCACTTTCGGGCACCCACAAATCTTATCAGTTGTTAAACCACAATTCAAACAAAATAAACCATTTCCAACTTTCTCAGCTAATCGATCAGTCTGATCTTTCATATGCTTAGCAAAATCTTTCATAAAGATTCTCATAAAAGCAGGAAAAGACATCTTAGTCTCAGCACCAAGAAACAAATTCACATTCGCTTCATTAGCCTGATATCGACATAAAGTAATATCAAACATATCATGAGTATTGCTATCTCTAGCCTTATTCACATCTAATGTTCCTGAACTAGTTCTAAACTCTTTCTTCACTTCAACATATACATGCATATCTATCCTACGATAAAAAGCATGTGGAACCCCAACACATAAATGGGCATTCGCATTAAAAAAGTTAGAAGAATAAGTCAATAACAGAGGATGAGCCCTATACTTACCTTTAAAAGCAATATCAGCTGCTTCTATTGGATAAGGTTTACTATTCTTCAAAGCTATAATCTCTTCAATATGATTTCTAACTCCCGCCGACGCGGGCTTAATTGCAACATCAACATCATCAAAACAAATTCCCCAATGGGAATGTCTCAATCCATCTTGAAAATTTGCAGTCGGTTGGAATGGATACACTCCAGCCGAACCGCCGTCAAAACCAAATCTAGTCGCAACAGCCTGAATCAATGAATCAACAATTGACGTTTTACCAACTCCTGGTCTACCATAAAAGTAAACAAAGAATGGTTCAACTCTCTCATTCAACTCAGCTCCCTGAAGCTTTATTGAATCCAAAAACTTCCTAAAATCTTCACCTCTCCTAGATAACTCCAACGTTATCCCAGGATAAGCTCTAAAATAGGAAATCAACGACTGATTCAACTTCATATGAGCATCGCCTCTCATAATAAATTCCGGGACACTAACAGGTGTTAACCACTTGTCAGACACGGAACCCAATTTTCTCAACTTCGCTAATTCTTCAATAGTCCTCGGACTAGCCTCAGAATTAATCGTCAAAATCACAAAGAACGACATCATAGAAATAGATTCTCTAATCCACTCCTTTGGGCTCCAATCTGGACCCCACAAAGGAGCAAAACTTCCAATCTTCACACTTTCTATAACAGATCCCAAAAAGGTCTGCATAGCAGCAACAATAGATTTAGCTATTTGCTCTATAGATTCTTTCATCATTGCACTTTTCAACTTGCTAACGATCGTCCAAACCAACGGACAAATCATCTCAGCAAGACTTCCAAAAGTAACACTGATTATCTCAATCAACCCACAGGACACAACAGCGTCCCACAACGGTCTAAAGAAATCACCAAAGCTTCCAAAACCTTGATACTGAATTCTGCCAGCCATAGCAGAAATCTTATCAAAACAATATTTAAACAACCTGTCATTTCCGTTCACATACAACGTTAATGCCGCCAAAGCATTAGGAACACTTGTCGATGTAAAAACAGAAATAACTAAAGCAGTTATACCTGTTAAAGATCTAACCATCTTCTCATTAACACCTAAACTCGCCATAACTTCAGGAACTGAAATATCAATAGTGTGGACCACTTCAATTGGTCTACTATGTAATAAATTAACAGGTTCACAAAGAACCTCAGAAACCTCCCTCTTCGCAGAGGAAGCAACAGCCCCTTGATAAATAAATTGTTTAAATTCTATCTTATCAAGAGTTCGCTGAAGTCTAATCAAATCAACCGTCTCATCACCCTCAAGGTAACGAGAACAAATCTTAAATAAGCACTTACTTTTTGACCAGTTGAACTCATTCAACTGTCTTACACTAGTAACCACTTTACCATTGATAATCAACCAATCCCTATTCATGTTATCACTAACACGGATCGGGGTGGGTTTTCTCATGGAAAATCTATGATCTGAAACAAAAACTTCAGCCTTAGCAAGCCAACTATTAATCAAACTAATAGAAGCGCTCCCAGGACCACTAAACAACAACTGGCAAGCATTATTACCTGTCACAAAATGCGGATAAACCACATTTCGCGACAAATAATTCAACTCACCAGTAACCCAATACCTAAACGACACTCTGTCGTAGGTTATTGGTTTTCTTGATCTCGAGACCGTTCTAAAAATCGGACTCCAATGGGTCTGAATTATGGGAACTGAGATAAACTCATGCTTCCCTTTAACTCTTCGCCTCAAAATTGACTTTACAAAACTCGGTATAACATCAACATTCGATGCTCTACTCTTACCGGGTAAAGCTTCAAACTCAAACAATGGATTACTAGCCTCACTTCTCCCCGGCTGGGGAGGAAGCAAACTAGTCAGTGGAATCTCTTCAAATCCACCTCTAACACAATAGCGTCTAACCTTAGACACCATATGCTTAGGCCATCCAGCCCTCAGATACTGCTCGTCAGAACAATCCAAATCAAAGATTGATGACAGAGCCACCAATCCATAAGTCGGATCAAACTTAGGAACTTTATCCACCATAGATAAAGTTTCCTCACCGTTCCAACAATCAGTAAGAGAGTTACTCTTACCACCTGGAACTGGCTTAAATCCATCAAAATGAACTTCATCATCGATAAATTCAAGATCACGAACATCTGCATACATCGCCTCAAAAGCCTCAGCTTCTAAGATCGAAATATGCTCTTGCTCCTCGCGCCCAAAGATTCCACTAACATTTAACACGTTGTTAGGTAACGCTTGCGCCCACTTTGTTGTTGAATTCCACTGTAAAATGGATCCCTTGCGATCCTCTTCTGTGTTTGCAGAAAGAGGTGAAGGACTTTTATTAAAATTTTGTTGTGTCTGGTTCATAATAAAATGATGTACTTTATGAAAGTACTAAACAGTTATAATCTTAAAAGAACACTACGTAATAACTCCGTAGGTCAGTATTAAATTTTTCCTGGGGGAAACCCAGGTTGACTTTCAAAAGAAAGTTTATGAAAATGTTTCACAGGTCTTTAGCCTGTTAGATAAAGGAATTAACTATCACTTCAAATATTAATAATATAAGAAACAATAACTAAAACAGAGTGTGACTCTAAACGATTTGCTTACCATGAAGTAAGTAGGTTATTCCCTGAACGGGATTAAAGTAAAGAAGATGATTGGGTTTTCGCCAACGTCCACCACACACAGTACAATATGAAAATCAAAAGGATTGTCTAATTCCTTAATTTCATATCCGAAAAGACCATCTAAGTAGACTACTTAGAATCGACCATGTTTGTCGTAAAACAAACTATCGCAACGCAGGTATGCGCACATCATGTTGTAAATACCATGACGCGATAGGAGGGGTTGTAAATACC